GGTGTATATCGGTACATTAACGATTGTTTTCGGGAAAGAGTAAGGGGAAAAGATATGCAGATAACTATATGGATGTTATTTAAGGCGCTTATAAAGAAGATTTTGGGGGTACAGTCACCGACAAGCTACATTCACGGCTATAAATATCAGTATGACTGGCTGAAAGCATTAAGAAAGGAGCAGGAGAAGAAATGGAAAGCACAATAGTAATTACGGTTTTGATCATGGCTTGTGTTATCACTGTTGTGACACTGGGAGAGATAAGCAAGCTGACAAGGGAAAACAAGGAACTGCACAAGGAGATAGGAACGTTGCAGGAGCTTAGAGAAATGGATGCACGGCAAATTGAAAAAGCCACCATACAGATGGAAAACTGGAAGATACGAGCAAAAAAAGGAACAGGAGAAGCGGCAAGAAGCCGAGATAATGGCAAAGTCAGTAGTAGACCGTGAGATAAAATCAAAACAGCTTATCAACCCACTGGGAGAGCATAAGCATATAAGCTACAAACAATCAATACGCCGTAGGGAGTTCAAAGACAATCTCGCGGCATTAAAGGGGGCGGAAATAGCAGTGAAAGAAATGTTACTGGAAACTGTTGCAAGAGAGGTAGGCAAGCACATAAAAGAGTATGACGACGTGATGCACTGTGAAACAATCTATTCACTTGACGTATGGGTATAGTAAACAAGCCCGCAAAAGCCCGCACAAAACGGCGTATAATAAAAGAGTAAAGAAGTCAATCATAACCAAAACCCCAATGTTTTACCTCCTACTCATATAAAGACGAACGCACGAGAGAGGGCATCACCTAAACGGTGGTGCTTTTTCTTGCGCAAAAATCATTAGGGGAGATAAAAGAGGGAGTTGAAGTTATGCCAAGAAAACCAACAGGGAAACCAAACGGGCGACCCTTAACCGAAATAGACAAGAAAGAATTTGAGGGATGTTGCAAAATCCTGTGTACTAAGAATGAGATATGCGACATATTCAGCATAGATGAAAAAACATTAACGGCATGGTGTGAACGCGAATACGGAAGGGGTTTTTCCGATGTGTATAAAAGGTTTTCCGCAGGTGGTAAGAAATCATTAAGGCGTTACCAGTTCGAGTTAGCAGAAAAGAACCCGACAATGGCAATATGGCTTGGAAAGAATCTGTTAGGACAGAAAGACGAGGTTGCTATTGATCATGGCGGAAACGAACTGTTAAGTGCTTTATCTGATTTAGCACGAAAGAACATGAACAATGATTAAGTTCAGCCCAAAGCAAGAACAATTCATTCTTGCTAAATACGACCACACATTTGAAGTGTGCGAGGGTTCACCACGTAGCGGAAAGACGTTCGCGGCAACAGCACGTTATGCTATGCACGTATTAGCTAGTCGCGACGTATCACATTTAGTTGTTGGTTATTCCTCCGAACAAGCCTATCGTTTGATATTTGACGGTGACGGGTTCGGACTTACACATATATTTAAAGGATTTTCGAGAGTATCACACGACGATTCGGGAGCGCATTTACTTGTTACCTGCCCCGATGGTTCAGTGAAGAAAATCTATTGGAAGGGCGGCGGCAAAGCTGACAGCCACAAAGCTATAACAGGTATGTCGCTAGGTTCGGTTTACTTCTGCGAAATCAATCTGTTGCACATGGATATGATACAAGAATGTTTCCGAAGAACCTACGCCGCTAAAGACAGATGGTTAATAGCCGACCTCAACCCACCTGCGCCGAAACATCCTGTTATCACACAGGTATTTGAAGTGCAAGATACCAAGTGGATGCACTGGACTTGCCACGATAACCCAGTGTTAACCCCTCAGAGGTTGAAGGAAATCGAAGAAGCGTGTAGTAAAAGCCCATTCTTGTATAAAAGGGATTGGCTCGGTGAAAGAGCAATACCGCAGGGCGTTATTTACTTCATGTTCGACCAAAACAAGCACGTTCTTAATTACATTCCCGACCGTTTCCAACCAATAGAAATGTATTTCGCAGGTGACGGCGGAACAACGGACGCAACGTCGATAGGTTGCTACATCGTATGTGATGCAGGAAACCCGATAGCAGGTTCACACTATTACATACTGCTCCGAGTTGGTAACTGGCACTACGACGGCGCGTCAATGGCTATGTCAGACCAAGCAAAACATATTGTAGGCGAATTTATCCCATATATGCGCGGCAAATACCGCATGAGAGAAAGCACAATAATGATTGACCCAGCGTGTAAAGCTCTTAGGCTTGAAATCGAAAAATTAGGGCTTATGACGCAGGGAGCAGACAACAACGCACATGATGTTAAAGGAAGTACAAAAGGACTTATGTGCGGCATAGAAATGGCACAGGGAGCGCTTACAAATGACCGTATCTTTTTTGTTGATGATGATAGATACGGAGTGGTTCCGCTAATGACAGAGTTCGGACTATACTGCACAGATGATCATGGCGCACCGATAGACGCATACAATCATTGCTGTGACGAGTTCAGATATGGCGTTAATTACTTCCTAAAGCAATACGGCTTGTGGAATTGATACAAATTAATATATTATCGTTATTCCGTTAATGCAGGTAAATAATATCGCGGGATTATATCCGACAAACCGATTAAAAAATGATACCTGCGACACAGCGAACGCAGAGCATTAGCGGGGCAACGGTTAAAATTGATTTATTTTAATGTATGGATGGTAAACCATGAAAATTATTGAGAGGTTTAAACGGCTTATGTCTAACGTAAGAGATGGAGCAACCGCAACGGCGGCAGAGCTTAAAGCAAGCAAGGAATACAAAGATATATTCGAGCTGGGCGGCGTACCCGCTTACAGACAGTTTTACAATTTCGGGATATTCCCGTGGAAATATGTTTACAGAGGTTTTTACAAGGCTTGGCACTTGATTAAAGCACCCACAATCGCAGACCCTAAAGCAATGAGACAGGTGAGCTTCTTGAATATGGCTAAAGCTCTTACAAGTGAACTTGCTGGCATGGTTTGGACAGACCAGTGCGAAGTAAACCTATCAACAAACGGTGTGGACGATGTGGAAAACGACAAGCTACACGCATTTGTAAACACTGTTCTTGGTAAAAACAATTTCAACGTGAAAATGCTTGAAGCAATCGAACAGGCGGCGGCACTCGGCGGCGAAGCGTTGAAAGTATGGTACGAAGTCAGACACGATGCAGAAGGAAACGAGATACCCGAGAGCGGAGAAATCAAAATCGGTTACTGCATGGCAGACCAGTTTGTACCTACGGCATGGAATAACGCAGAAGTAAGCGAGGGCATTTTTGTTGACCGACAGGCAAAAGGCGGTTATTACTTCACCCGTCTTGAGTGGCATAAATGGAACGGTACAAACTACGAGATATCAAACGAGCTTTTCAGAGCTGACGTTAAGCAGAACGGAGAATCGCAGGATATTTTAGGCTTTAGATATCCACTGAACGCCGTTTATCCATATATAACAGAGTGGGCGCAGTTACCAGTAAGTAAGTCATTGTTCAGCTACTTCCGAACACCGACAGCAAACAACCTTGACGATAACAGCCCACTTGGAGTTTCAATATACGCCAACGCGATGGACACCTTACACGCACTTGATATCGCTTACGATTCATTTGTACGTGAATTTAGGCTTGGCAAAAAGCGTATCATCGTACCTGCAAGAATGATTAAGCAGGTTGTTGACCCCGTGAGCGGTCAGTCGGTACGTTATTTTGATGCAACCGACGAGACATACGAAGCATTTTCAACAGATGATCCCGACAGCTTGAAGATACAAGACAACTCAGTAACACTTCGAGTTGAGGAACACGTAGCAGGTATCAACGCATTGCTTAATATCCTGTGCTTACAAACTGGCTTATCTGCATCAACATTCAGTTTCGATGCAAAAGGCGGCTTGAAAACAGCAACAGAGGTTGTCAGCGAGAACAGCAAGACATACAAGACCGTTAAGAACTTCCAAAACATGATTAAGCCCGCAATCGTTCGACTTGTTGAAAACATCATTGCGGTTGCTTCATTGTATGACCTTCAATACGACGGTGTGAGCGTTTCTGAGCTTGCAAAAGCAGGTTATGAAGTTTCTGTCGTTATGGACGACGGAATAACACAGGACAGGCAGACAAATGTAAATGAGGGCATACAGTTAGTTAATGCAAAGCTGTTGAGTAAAAAGACATTCTTAACCGACCCGAAATACGGGCAGGGCTTCACTGAGGAACAGGCAGACGCAGAGCTTGAGCAGATAGCCCGTGAAGGACAGGTAAATGCAATCAACGTTGATATGATGCGGATAAACACTGCGGAGTGATAAGTTATGACACCTCAGAGAATCGCGGATATTTCCGAACCAATAGAACAGCTTTACAGTGATTTAACCGATGAATTACTCATAAACATAGCAAAGCACTTGTCAAAGTCAACGGCAACATGGACAGCACTGCATGAGATAGAAACATTACAGGAAATGGGGCAGTTGACCGAAGAAAACATAAAGATAATCAACCGCTACGTCAAGAAAATGCCGAAGGAAATCAAAGACGCTATGAACGAAAGCCGTTTAGAAGCCCTCGGAGAGATTGAGCAGAAGTTAGCTGACGCGGCGGCACAGGGTTATTTGACCGCGCCAGTAACGGACGGCACTGTTGAAGTAACACAGGCGTTAAGCAATCAAGCCGCAGACCAATTAAACATAGTCAATCAGACAATGCTTAATTCGAGCTTAGAAGCCTATCAGACAGGCGTTTATCAGTTTAGGCAGGAAATGAACAAAGCGGCTATTAACACCATAGAAACGGAAACACAACTACAATTTGCACAGCATGAGTTAGATAAGGCGGCGGCATCCGTAGTAGAGGGAACTGAAAACAGGACGAAAGCACTTCGAAAGTGCATAAGAAAGCTGAATGATGCAGGGATAATCGGCTACTACGACCGCCTTAACAGAGCATGGACAGCCGAAGCGTATGTAAACATGAATATACGCACAACGGTTCACAATACATATATACAGTCGATACAGACAAGGCAACAGGAATACGGCTCGGACGTTTTCCAAGTATCAAGCCACGCAGGAGCTAGACCGCTTTGCTATCCATATCAAGGCGGTTTTTATTCGTGGAGCGGCAACAGTGGAGAAATCACACTGGGGAACGGCAGGAAATACCGTTTTAAATCCATTCACGAAACGAGCTACGGCGAACCTGCGGGGCTGTTTGGAATAAACTGCGGTCACGTTCCATATCCTATGATTGCGGGCGTTTCTGAGCCTGTTAAAGAGGATATCCCGACCGAAGCCGAGAATACTAAGGAGTATCAAGAAAGCCAACAGCAAAGGCTTTTAGAACGCGAAATCAGACGGGCTAAAAGGTATG